ACCTAGAACATTCTCCATGTCAGGCGGGGCATTGCCGCCATACGCATCGTGGCCCCACATGAACACAGGGTTCTTGCTGAAGTTCGATGTGTCGATGCCGCGAGGCTCAACAATCGTTCCATGTCGGTCAAGCTCATTCGTTGAAGCGCGGAACCAAGATGTGTTGCTCTCTTCATCATCTGAGTGCGCTCTTGCGATTGAAGTGAATGTCTTATTCATTCTGATTCCTTTCACCGATTGCGAATGTCAGTACGCAACGGCAGTTCACTACGTTGGCTGCTCCGCCTCTTTGATCCAGCGGATACATCATCTCTCTGCCACCAACCTTGAAGAATTCATCTTGAAGAACTGATCTTCGGCTTTCGCCATTCGGACCTTTGATCGCACTAGCCCGATGATCTTCTCTTGTCCGACTGTCTTGCGTTGGAACCCATGTCTTCACAGTGACGAACTCTGGATTCTCTTCGTCAAACTTCCCAGCATTGGTGAACTTGCCGAAGTTGAAAGCACGCGCAGATTCAGTCCGCGCAATCGTATCTGCACGAACTCCCTTCCATGCGTCAAACTGTTTGGTCAGTCGCGCTGCAATCTGCGGAACACTCAGAGACTCTTCCATCGCTTCGCCAAGTATTTCACGCACTGCATCCTTAGATGCGTCTGTGATCTTCGTGATCTCTTCCGCAGAACTTGATCTTGACCATTCGAGAATCTCATCTGCAATCGTCTCGAACTCAATCAGCATGTCCGCAGAGACAGAAGCGGCACTTGCAGCCTCCTTGCTGAACGCCTCGAAGCCAATGCCAAACGTCGCATACGCTTCCTTCTCCAGCATCTCGCGGAACTCTTCAGAGAATCCGTCTAGAACATTCTCAAGATCCTGCTGATTCGGTGCGCGTGTCTCTGTCTTCTTCGCACTGCGCTTCACTTCTGCAACAATCGCTTTCTGCATCTTGGAGAAGATCGCTCGAATGCGTCCTTTCATTCTCCGCTCTGCTTCACCTTGTGCAGACAAGAAACGCAAAGCAGCGTTTTCAATTGCCTCATCACTGGGCTCAAGCATTGACGCATCGACCTTATGCTCTCGAAGGGAACGCTCTTCTGCTTCCTCTGTCTCTTCTTCTTCCTCCTCAACCTCTGGAGGCTCGACTGCTGCTGGTGCTTGCATCGAGTTTTCAACAAACGAAGAGGCTTCATTCGGATCTTCAACCACAGAGAAGCCGAGAGGAATCAAGTAAACAGATCCATTCCCAGCCGGATCTGGCTGGAAACCAATGCGATCACGATACTCATCCATCGTTATCGCGCCTGCCTTGAATGCAGTCTCGGCAGAGACACGATCAAATTCCTTGTCGCCAACATCAACAGAGTCAAACTTGAAGCGGTAAAGAGAAGGATCAAGCCCTAGCCTGGGCAGAACCTGATAGCTAATCGGCTCTTCGTAACGCTTCAGTCTCGGACCTAAGCACAACGAGGTGTAGACACGATCTGCTTCTTCTCCATTGGCGCGACTTGAATCCTCTACCAAACCCAACTTCGTTGCAGGTACATGGAACGCCGAGAGGATCTGATCTCGTGAGACACGGGCGAGATTCAGAAATTCCAAGTCCTTAATTTGAGCGGAGAGAGACTGAAACTGAGCACCCTTGCCGAGCACTTGAATTCGGTTTGTCCCCTCATGCACATCCTGCCAACCCTCGGAGATTAACGTCGCTTGATCCCGTGTGAGTTCAGCTTCCGTTGTAAGAATGCCAGTCGGTTGTGCGTGATTCCGCAAGTGACTCGCTGCATATGCTCGCGAATAGGTGTCCATGTCATGCGACATCGCAACAGCACGAATCGGAGAGATGCCGCCATGCGGATCAACAGGATCTGGATAACGGAACATCACAACATCATCCGCTGGAATGACACGCTTAGAAGCACCGGATGTCTTCAGCTCCCAACCAATAACCTTCGTTCTCGTCTTGTTGTAAACCGCTTTGTCTACCCAGTCTGGATTCAGACTCTGTATTCCAATGACCTCACCACCCCCATTAGGATTGGTTGTAATGAGATGCCAAAATGCGCGGCCCGCCAAGTCAAGATGAATCTGTGTCAGCTCAATCAGATCACCCCATGTCTGAGTCTCTGATGGTCGCTTCAATACTTGCGGAATGGTCGAGTCCTGTATTGGCTCCCAGTCCTCCTCCAGTCCCGCTCGCTTGTCCCAAATCTTCCATGTGGACGCTCGTACATCCTGACTGATCGTTGACACACAGGCGTAAACCCAGCCTGAATATGTCTTCAACGCATCCGTATCTGTCTTGATCGGATCTGTGTCATACGCTTCGTGACCCAGCAATCGAGCCAACGAATAAGTAGAACTCGCATTAGGCTCCGGCACCTGCAAGCCTCGCTTTACGATTTCACTAATCTTCATAGGAATATCTGAGCCCCACGGTCTTGCGTAAGTTCAGTCGAAGCCCAGATGAACGCATCCGCAGAATCAGGTGAACCGTCTGACTCGTAGCCTTGTGGCGTAAACGAAGAGAGTTGAGACTCAAGCTCATCCATACCCTTCATCGTGTGCGCTTTGCCTTGCTCGAACATCGCGAGAATCGGCTCTGCTCGCACATGCTTGCCCCGTGTCGCATGAACCAACTTGATTGGTACGTCTGCATCCAGACTGCGAATCGTGTGCTCTACCATCGCTCCACCTTGATTTTTTTCCGCAACAATTAGGTCTGCCTGGAACTCGTGAAACGCTTCCACTACCTTTTTTGCCCACCCGGCAGGGCCAAGACGGCACGAACGATCCGCTAACGCATATAGATGACCATCCTTGCCGCGTGACGTAACAACGATGCCAGTCTTATCCGCGTCCTCACCTGTACTGATTGCCGGATCAACGCCAACAACTATTCGCTGGGGATCATCAGCTTCTTCTACTCTAAGTGCGATCAGTTGGTCTAGGGAGAGAATCGCTCCCTCCACATCTTCAAGCACCTCTGCATAGATCTCCTGTCTGCCCATGCGCGTGCCATCGTACTTTTTCAAAATCGCATCAAGAAACTGAGGCGCAAGATTCGCCTTGTTGTCATACGTCGAGCCGCGTGTCACCACAGTCGATGTATTCTCAACTAAGTTCTTGATTAACCGCGTAGGACGTGGCGTAGTCGTAATCATTGCTCTCGGATTCGCACCGATACGCAACGCAAACATCGCCATGTCCCAAGTCTCACTATGCGTCCAGGCAGCTAACTCATCCGCCAACATCAAATCGCAATTCACTCCGCGTAACCGATCCGGCTCCTCCGCAGAATAAAGCGACACCACTGCACCATTGTCCCACGTCAACCGGCGCTTCGATGGTTCGTAAAGTGGACGATTCCATGGTGGACACACATTTAAGAAGCCGGATGGTCCGTCAACAATCGTGTCTCGACAATCCGCAGAAGTCGGCGCGATCACAATCGCTCTGCTCGAACTTCCATTCTCAATTTGGCTGCGGACCCATTCCACTCCGGCCCGCGTCTTACCAAATCCTCTGCCCGCCAACACCAACCAATAACGATGATCACCATCTGGCTCAATCTGATTCGGACGCGCCCAAACATCCCACCTGTAACGAGCCTGTGCCTGAACAGCCGCAGATGCCTCTGCAAGAGACGATCTGAACTCCTCGCTCTCAGCCATCGACTGCAATCTACTTGTCCTTCTTAGAGCGACTCAGAAGCTCATCCAACTCTTCAACAGCCTTCTTCATCTCGTGATTCAAATCGACATCACCACCAATCTCGTGCTTGGAAACCTCCGGCCAAACACGCTTGATGTAATGGCTGAAATCTTCCTTATTTTTCTGTTTCAACAAACGATCAACATACAATTTCGCGAGCAACTCACGTTTGATGATCCCCATCTTGCTGATCTCTTCGTCCAACGCAGTCTCAACCAACTCCTGAAAGCTCCGCTTCTTAGGCCGACCATTCGGATTGCCAGATTGACCCTTCTTCCACATCTGCTTTCTGAAGCCTTCAGGCAGTTCTGATTTCGCCAATTTTCTATTACCCCACACCCTGTCGTGCTTTACGCTTGTAAAAACACGGTCAGTTTGCGTTAAATCTTGGATGCGTCAAGGCTGGGATAAAAGCAATGCTTGGATGCTCTTTAGCACCCTGACTTCAAGCACCGGGTCAATTTGAGAGGGCACTTGTGGCTCGCCTGCCCCCGCTCTAGCGGCTCGAAACGATTAACGCGAACGAACATGCTTGACGAGGGGCAATCGCGTTACAGGCGATTCTAGAGCGCGTCGCACCTACATCTGCGAGGGCGAGCCTAGTGGCTTACACGCGATAGGGTGGTTTACGCCGCGTTCGAGGGCGAGCGGGTTAGGGGGTGCGCGTGGATGGCGGCTCCGCTCACCTAGGCTGCCCCAACACCCCCGCGAGCCTATCGCCCAAATTAAATCACGATTAGGCTACCGATTCGCGAGCATTCTACCGATTAGGCGTTATTATGAGTTCAGCGAATAACCGCTAGATAAAGGAAACAAAGTGGAAATCATAATCCAACTAGTAACAGTCGCCATCGCCTTGATATTCATTGTCACGTTCGCTCTTCCCGTTGTATGCTCATTCGTGAGCATTCTAGGGAGGCGCCCATGATGGCCGTCACCATGAATACGCTACTCGATAACGTAGGCGGACTATCCGCCCCCGCAAAGATGCCGTGCAATGGTTGGAGCATCCCCGCTACAACGTGCAAGCTTGGTTCTCTACTGCGCCCCATTGAAGGGACAACATGCTCAGTCTGTTACGCGATGGGTGGCAGCTATTGTTTCCCTTGCGTTGTGGCTGCGATGGAACGCCGATTCGATATCGTGCGCGAGATGGCACCGATTGAAAGACTGCAGTTCGTCGAATCGATGTCGGACCTACTAACGCGCAAAGCCATCAACACGCGCAAACGCATCGCATCGGGCAAGAATATCGGGCAAGACGCCCGCTATTTTCGATGGTTCGATAGTGGTGATTTGCAGTCGGTCGATATGCTCGCAATGATATGTGACATTGCCGAGCAAACGCCTGGCGTGATTTTCTGGCTTCCAACCCGTGAATCCGCGATTGTCCGGCAATTTTTGGATGATGGCGGCATCATACCCACAAATCTTTGCATACGCCTGTCGATTATCCGCATGGATGACGGCGTACCAGCAGCCTATCAAACGCTTATGCGCCGCTCGCATCAAATCACCTATTCTGGTGTACACACCACAGAGAAGCCAGAAACGGGAGAAACCTGCATTGCCTACACGCAAGATG